ACCTTTCTGGCCGGGCTCGGCGGCGATGCCGGTGAATTTTCCCCCGCCGGCGGAGGCGCAGGGTCCGGCTCCGCTGCGCGCGAGATGCTGGACGACGCCCGGGCGCTCGAGAAGCTGATCGACGTGCAGGCAAAGCTGCGCGGCGAAAAGCAGAAGCAGGGCGAACTGATCGATCGGGGCTCGGCCGAAGCGTTCCTGTGGCGGTGGCTGTCCGGCCTGCAATCGGATGTGCTCGCGATCGAGGGCCGGATCGACAAGGTCGGCGCATTGGAGCCGCCGGTGCGCCAGGCGATAAAGGACGAGCTCGCCGCGGCGCTGGTCGCGATGCGTGCCGGGCTCGAGCAGCAGATAGAGGCTTGGCGTGCACCTCGGCGTTGAAGCGATAGAGGCCGAGGTCGGCCGGCTGGCGAGCGGAGAATTTCTGTGCCGGATCGAGGCCGTGGCGGCACCGGCGACGGTGCTGCTGACCCCGCCGGAACAGATTTCGACGACGGATTGCGCGGCGCGCTACCGGTATATTCCGGACGCGGAAGGTTCCGGGGCTTCGCTCTGGGACCCGGCGCTGACACCGTACATCAATGGCATCCAGGATGCCGGCGACGATCCGGAGACGAGCCTGATCATCGTGCCCAAGCCCGGGCGGGTCGGCGGCACGGTGGCGGGCGAAAACATGCTGTTCAAGCGGCTCAAGTTCGGGCCGCTGACCGACACGCTCTGGTATCTGGCGAGCGACTCGGAGGTCGAATCCTACATCGACCGGACCGTGGCGCCGCTGTTCGCGCTTCATCCGGACATTCAGGCCAAGGTCGGCCGGCACCGGTCGGACAACAAACGGAATTTCAAGCGGGTTTCCGGGCGGATCCTCGAATACCTGCAGGTGAACCGCAAGACGATCACCGGGCGCACCGGCGGCTTCATCGCCGTTGACGAGGTGGACTCGGTGCTGCCGAAGCTGCGCGGGACCGTGGTCGACCAGATGCAGGTGCGCGGCACGACGCTGGGCAATCGGTTCAAGGGCTATTTGTGCAGCCACATGGATGCAGGCTGGACCTCGGGCATCGCGGCGGCTTGGAAGGAGTCGAGCCGGGGCATCTGGTATTGGCCGTGCCCACAATGCGACGGCTTCTCAAGCCCGTGCCCGACGGCGCCGAAGGGCTGGCGGATGGTCCTCGATTACGAAAGGCCCGGCGGCGTGAGCGACGACGACATGCTCGATCGCGTCGCCGCCACGGCCGGCCTCAAATGCCCGCATTGCGGGAAGAAGGCGGCCGACGTCGACAAACCGATGATGCTGGCGCGCGGCGTCTGGGTCCATGAGGGGCAGGAGATCGCCGCGGACGGCACGGTCACCGGCGAGCCGCGGTCTCGGCGCGTGATGGGTTTCTGGATCCACGGCACCATGTCGCCTTGGGTGTCCTGGGCGGATCTGGCGCGGCGCTTCGTGTCGGCGCTGGTTGTGTTCGAGCGGACGAAGAAATCGGAGCGGCTTCGCGAGGTGACCGCCAAGGTGCTGGGCGAAGTCTATGAAGGCGGCGCCGGCGGTGGCCGTGTCATCGACCCGATCAAGCTGGCGGCACGAGCCGAAGAAGCCGAGGCCGACGAGCATTTCGAGGCCGGGACCTTCCCGCGCGGCGCGCTGTTCCAGACCGCGGCGATAGACGTCGGCGGCAAGAAGTTCGATGCCATCATCGTGGCCTGGGACCTGGAAGGCCGGTCTTGGATCGTCGACCGGTGGACGATGTGGCAGCGCGAGGCCGTCATCGGGGGCAGGCGCCAGATGATCGACCTGCGGCCCGGCGAGCGGCAGGAAGACTGGATCGTGCTTCGGGACGAGGTGCTGCGGCGTCTCGTGCCTCTGCAGGAAGATCCTGACCAAGCCATGCGGATTGCGGGCGTCGCGATCGACACCGGCGGCGTCGAGGGCGTCACGCCGCGCGCCAGGGAATTCGCCCGGCGGATGCACAAGGATGGCGAAAGCGGGCTCCACGGCTATCGGATCCGGCTGATCAAGGGCGGCACGGCAAAGAACGCGCCCGAGGTCGGCGCGGCCCGCGAGATCAACAAGGACGACGAAGGCAAGGCGATGGTCCCGTCAGTTCGCGAGTTCACGCTGAACGTCGACAAGCTGAAGGCGCAGGTGCTGGAGCGGCTCGCGACGGATGAAGACGGGCCAGGTTATGTCCGGTTCGGCGACGGCCTGCCGCGTTCCGTGTTCGAGGAACTTTGCGGCGAGGTCTTCATCGACGGCAAGTTCGAGCGGCGCGGCGCCAATGAGACGCTGGACCTGTTCGGATATGCCGAAGCGGCGCGGGCCATGCTCCAGCCGGAGCGCGAGGCGATCAAGTGGGCCGTCAAGCGGCCGATCTGGGCCCGGCCCGTGCCCGCGGCCGCGAACGGCGAAGCGCTGCCACCCGAGCAGGAAACGACGAAGCAACGGAGTGCCATCGAGCGAATGGCGGCGCTCAACAGGAGATCACGGAATTGACCCTTGAAGACGTCCAGGCCGATTATGACGCCGTCTATGCGGCGAAACTGTCGTTTCTGACGACGGGATCGGTGCGCCAGGTTACGCGCGCTGGGCGGACGCTGATCAAGGACAATCCTTCCTTGGCCGAATTCGACCGGGCCTTGGCCGGGCTGCAGACGGAGATCGACCGCCTGACCTGCGCTGCGGCCGGCACCCGCCAGCGTCGCGCCCTCTCGGTGAGTTTCTGATGGGCGGCATCGTTTCAACCGGAACGCCGGCGGACGCGGTGAAGGCCTCCTTCGGCGCTGCAACGAGGGCGCGCGCCCTGGCCGTGTTCGGCGGCAACCCGGCCTATCACGCGGCCGGCTATGGCAGCCAGGAACTGTCCGGCTTCCACCCGTCGCTGCGCTCGCCGGACTCCGAGGTCCTGCCCGGGCGCGACAAGATCGTCGCCCGCTCGCGCGATCTCGACCGCAACAATGGTTGGGCCCAGGGCGGCTTCGAGCGGCGCGGCGACGCCGTCGTCGGCCCGAACCTTCGGCTGCGCTGCCGCCCCGATTTCGAGGCGATGGGGATGGGCCCGGACGGCGCCGAATGGGCCGACACCTGGGCGCGGCAGGTCGAGGCGCTGTGGCGCGTCACCACGAACGATCCCCGCTTCCTCTTCGACGTCGAGCGGCACCAGCACTTCGGCGGGCAGATGCGGCTGGCCTATCAGCATTACGCGCTCGATGGGGAGGCCGCCGCGGCGATCTACATGATCGAGGATCGCGGCGCGGTGATGAGCACAGCGCTGCTCATCGTCGATCCCGACCGGCTCGCCAATCCGCGCTTCAAGTCCGATGACAAGCAATATCGCGGCGGCGTCGAGCTAGACCGGTACGGGGCCGCCGTCGCCTATCATGTCCGCAAATCGCATGTGAACGACGTCGGCTCGACCTTCGATGCCTACGAGACCGTGCGCATCCCGCGCGAGGGGCCGACGGGCCGCCCGTTGTTCATCCACGCGATCAACAAGAAGCGGGCCCACCAGCATCGCAGCGTTGGCCGGCTCGCCTCGGTCATGGGCTCGATGCGGATGCTCGACCGCTACGACCAGACCGAGCTCCAGGCCGCGATCGCCAACGCCGTGTTCGGGCTCTACGTCACGAGCAACTCGCCGACGGATTCGGTGCGCGACGCGATGGCGCCCGTCGATGACACCGGCACCGCGTCAGAGAGCTCGGCCTACATGGCCGATCGCATCGCCTACCATGAGGAAGCCGATCTCACGCTCAACGGCGTCCGCCTGGCGCATCTGTGGGACAGGGAGAAGATCGAGACCGTTTCGGGCTCACGCTCGGGCACCAATTTCGAGGCGTTCGAAGGCGCGATCCTGCGTCGCATCGCTTCGGCGTTCGGCCTTTCCTACGAGCAGCTTTCGAACGACTGGTCCGGGATCAACTATTCGAGCGCTCGGACCCTGCTGAACGAAATCTGGCGCGGCCTGCTCGCCGACCGCCACCTCTTCACGCAATCGTTCTGCACCCCGATTTTCGCCGCATGGCTCGAAGAGGCCGTGGCCCGCGACATGATCCAGGTGCCGGGCGGAAAGGCGATGTTCTATGTCCACCGCGCCGCGCTGACGCAATGCGACTGGATCGGCCCGGGGCGCGGCTACATCGACCCGAAGAAGGAGGCCGAGGCCGCCAAGCTACGGATCGAACTCGGCCTCTCCTCCCAGACTGACGAATGCGAGGAACAGGGCCGCGACGCCGACCAGGTTCGCTGGCGCCGGAAGCGGGACCAGGAAGCGGACGAAGCCTATGGCCTGGCGCCGACTGCGCCGGCGGCGGACCGACAGCCCGACGAGGAAAGCCAGGACGCTGCGGACGCCCGCGAGACCAGAGGGGAAGACGCATGACCGCTCCGAATTTCGCCCATGTCGCGTCGCGACTGTTCAACACGCCACTGATGCTGCGGCCGGAGAAGGCCGAGATGCTGGTCGCGGCGCTAGCGGACCGGCTCGGCATCGCCAAGCTGGAGCGGATGGGCGCCGAGGCGATGACGGCGGTCGAGTTGAACAGCCGCGCTCAGGTGGGACGCGAGGAGGAGCGCCGACCGCGCCGCTACTACGACTTGGTCGACGGGATCGCGTGCATCCCCGTCGACGGAACGCTGGTCCACAAGCTGGGCACGGTCGACGCCTATTCCGGCATGGTCGGTTACGACGGGATCATCGCCAAGGTTCGCCAGGCACGCGCCGACGCACGGGACGGCAACGTCCGAGGGATCCTGATCAATTATCACTCGCCGGGCGGCGAGGTGTTCGGCTGCTTCGATTGCGCCGAGGAGATCGCCGCAGGCAATGAGAAGAATGGCGGCGGAGTCCCGGTCTGGTCGATCGTCAACGACGAGGCCTGCTCGGCCGGCTACGCCCTCGCATGTGCCGGCGACAAGGTGTTCGGGACGCAGACCAGCGCCTCGGGCTCTATCGGCGCCTACATCCTGTTCGTCGATTGGACCAAGGCTCTCGCCGACGAGGGCATCGCGGTGAGGTTCTTCCGGGAATACGACCTGAAGGCAAGGGGCTCCGGCCTTGAGGAGCTGGACGAGGAAACAGCTAACAAGCTGCAGGCCTCCGTCGCCCAGACCGTTGACATGTTCGCGCGGCTCGTGGCCGCCAATCGGCGCACCGTCTCGATGAAGGCAATCGCTGAGATGCGGTCGGAATGGTTCGATCCGCCCGATGCGCTCCGGCTGGGGCTGATCGACGGGATTATGTCCGAGGTCGAGACCTTCGCGAAATTTCAGAGGTCACTCGCCCGCAAGGGCTGACCGCTCAACACAAGGAGAACTATCATGCGCTTCAGCCTCAAGCGGGGCTCCGACCTCGCGCGCGCCGCGAAGGACATCGTGCTCGACGACGAGGCCGGCGACCCCCCCGCCGACCCGCCTGCCGGTGAGGATCCGCCCGAAGAGACCGCGCCTGCCGACCCGCCGCCCGCCGACCCTCCCGAGCAACCTGCGCCCGGGGCCGCCGCCTCCGCCGCAGCCACGATCCGCGCCGAGGAGCGTCAGCGCGTCGCCGATGTCTTCGCCTCCGACGACGTCAAGGGCCGCGAGCAGGCTGCCGTGCTGCTGCTGACCGAGACCGACATGTCGGCCGAGAAGATCATCGCCAAGCTGCCGAGCCTCACGCCGGCCGGCGCGGACGCAATGCTGGCCAATTTGCGCCAGCCCAATCCGTCACTCGGCGCGGGCGCCGATAGCGAGGGCGGTGGGAAGGCCTCGGCCCGCATCCTCGCCGCGCAGCGCGGCCTTTCCGGCAAGCGGCCGGACAAGGACTGACCCCTCACACCGAAGGAGAGCCATCATGGCCGATATCTATCCTCCCTATGCGAACGCGGGCATGGCCTCGTTCGAGACCGGCGACAATTACCTCAGCAAGGAGCTGTTCAGCGGCTCGACCCCGCTGCCGGTCACCGAGAACTTCTCCGTCGCTTCCGGCGATACCTTCCCCGCCTTCTCGGTCTGCGGCCTCAACGCCGCCGGCAACCTGGCGATGGCGACATCGGCCGACGACTACACCGACGGTGTCGCGGCCACGGGCGCGCTCACCTTCTCCGGAGCCGGCACGGCAAACGATACGGTGACCATCGGCGCGCGGACCTACACGCTCGTCGCGGCACCGGGCGCGGCCAACGAGGTGCTGATCGGCGGCTCCGCGGCCGCCACCGCCGCCAATCTGATCGCCGCCATCAACGACACCGGCGTCGAGGGCACGGCCTACGGGACCGGCACGACGGAAAACACCGACGTCGTGGCTCGAGCCGATTCGACGACCGTGGTCGGGCTCGTTGCCCGCACCGCCGGCACCGCGGGCAATGCGATCGCCACGACCGAATCCGGCACCGGCACATCGTTCGGCGCGGCCACGCTCACCGGCGGCAGGGCCCAGGTCGGGGTTCGGGCCATCACGATCCTCACCGCGCCGGTGCTCGACGTCGGGGCGGTGCAGAGCGTCGCGGGCTTCCGTGCCGGCTGCTTCAACCCTGCGGCGCTGAACTGGCACGCCAGCTACGACACCGACGACAAGAAGGCGGCGGCTTTCCGCGGCGCGCCGACGCCCACCAACATCCTCATCCGCAAGTTCCTCTGAACAGGCGCGGACCATTGACGAAAGGACACCGCCATGGCGCGTGAAATCTATGACACCGCTACCCTGCTCGAGGTGATGGAAGAGCAGGACAGCCCGGCCAATTACTGGCTCGACCTGCTCTTCCCGAACGAACTCAACTTCGACGACGAATATGTCGACTTCGAGAAGATCCCGCGCGCCGGCCGCAAGCTCGCGCCCTTCGTGGCGCCGCTCGCCCAGGGCCGCCCGATTTACGAGGAGGGCTCGACCGTCGGCCGGTTCAAGCCCGCCTATGTCAAGCCGAAGGACCCGGTGACGCCGACCCGCGTTATCGCCCGCCGCCCCGGCGAGATCCTCTCGCGCAGCCCCAAGAGCCCGGACGAGCGGCGCGACGCGATCATCGCCGACATCACCGCCTATCACCGCCGGGCGATCGAACGCCGGTGGGAGTGGCTGGCGGCGCAGGCGTCGCTCTATGGCGCCGTCACGATCGCTGGCGAGGACTATCCCACACGGGTGGTCGACTTCGGGCGGGCCGCCGGGCACAGCATCACGCTGGGCGTCGCCGCGCGCTGGGGCGATTCCGGCGTCTCGATCGTCGACAACATCCAGACCTGGATGGAGACGATGCAGGCGGCGCCGTTCGGCGGCACCCCGACCCGCATCACGATGGGGACGTCGGCCTGGGCGAAGGTGCGGAAGGACGCGGAGGTCAAGGAGTTCCTCGACACCACCTATCGCGGGTCCGACGACGTCAACATCAAGCGTGGCCTCACCACGCCCGGCGAGGTCCGTTACGTCGGCTCGCTCGGCGCCGGCATCCCGGTCTACGTCTACAGCGACTGGTACACGGTCAACGGCTCCTCGGTGCCGTTCATGGACCCGCGCGACGTGCTCCTGAGCGGCCCGAATGTCGACGGCTACCGCTGCTTCGGGGCCATTCTGGACCCGCACGCCGACTATCAGGCGCTGTCCATCTACGCCCGGAACTGGATCAACAATGACGACCCGGCAATCGAGTTCGTCATGAGCCAGTCGGCGCCGCTGATGGTGCCGCTGAACCCCAACGCGACGCTCCGCGCTCGCGTGGTCGGCTGACGCGATCGATCCAAGGAGACAGACGATGAAGGCCTTTGCCATCCACACCATCCAGCGGCGCCCGGCCGCGGGCGCCAACATCGAGACGGTGCCCGCCGGTGCCGTATTCGATGCACCGCGCGACGAGCTCGTCGCGCTCGCCAAGGAAGGGGCCGTGCGCAAGGCGACCCCGGTCGACGAGGCCCGGCACGCCGAGGCGGTCGCCAGCCAGGAAGCGCTGAAGCGGGAGATCGATCCTCTGGCTATGCAGTTCGCCGAGGGCGACGACGAAGCGGGG